CGTAGGCAATAAGCCCCGCTACAACGTGGTCGTCATTGCCCTGATCGTAGCGGGGCTTATTGCCTACGCCAAGTATGCTCCCGATTCGATGAAACCGTGGACGAACGCGCCGCAACCAGCAAGCCAGCCGAAGGACCCGGCGGCGAATGTGGAAAGGGTAGAGGTGCCGGGGCCGGTAAAGGTGACCGTCATCCCAAAAAAGAAATACACCGAAAAGTTACCTGATGTTCTCACCCCGGCCACGGTACAGGACAATTCCGCGCAGGTCATCGCGTCGGCCACCATCCCCCCCTCCCCGGCGGGCGGTACCGCGTCCGCCATCCTCCGTACCGTGGACGGGGTAGGCGTGGGATCGATCGAGTACCGGGCGGCAACGCCGAGGTTCTTCGCGGTGCAAAAGGAGTTCGGTGTCCGTGCGGGCATGGGGACCGGGGGGCTGGTGGTGGGCGAGGTCTATGCTCGCCCGTTGAGAATTGGTCCCGTCAATATCGAAATAAGAGGTTACGGCAAGCGGGACGATAGGAGCGGGGCAGATTTCGGGGGAATTGTTTTAATTGATTATAGGTTTTAGGTATAATAAATCGGGAGGGAAATTTTATAGATACTTGATATCAAATGGATATCCCCAGAAATGCACTTTTAATGAGGCGACGAAAAAACGCAAGTAATTGAAATCATTGAAGGGGGCATCGGATTGCAATCTTACACTGGCCCCGAGCGGCGCGATTTGTCCTACCATCCTCCACGGAAGATGGTGCTTACTGATGCCGATGTCGCCGCGATCGCCGTGGAGGTGAAGAAGCATCATGTCTGCCGGTACGACATCGAGCCGAAGGACATGGCCAGCCTGTTGGATTTCGTCAGATCGTTTCAGGAAGGAGCGATCGAGACGCGGCGCACGTTCCGCACTGCTGCCATCCGGATGATCGTATGGGGTACAATCGCCGGATTCATCGCGCTGCTGGAGGTCAAATTCCGGTGGATACGCCCCCTGCTTCGGTTCATCACAGGGGCGCCGGGATAACTGTCAACTCTCCCTCCCGCATTGTCAAACGGGCGGGAGGGGTTGTCAACTTCCTCCTTCCCCTAGTAGTGGGTCAGTTTGATTTGCCGGGCCGTTGACTATGCTTGACCGCTAATGCTATCCTTGATGCATGACAACCCCAAAGAAGAGGCGACCCCGCGATATCTCCCAACTTGCCGCGTCGATTGTGGCGGATGCCACGAGCGAAGAGAAGCCAATATCTGAACCGACGAAGAAGAATCCCGCAGCCGTTGCCCTCGGACGATTAGGCGGACTAAAAGGCGGAAAGGCCCGAGCGGCCAAGCTATCCGCGAAGAAGCGGAAGGAGATCGCCAAGAAGGCGGCGCAGACACGTTGGGCGAAAACGACCAAGAAGTAATTTCCTAAACCTAATCTCCCTACTCTTCCCAAGCCGGTGCCCTCCTGATCCTAATTCTGAATAATGTCCTCCCGCCGGAACCCTATCGGCATTGGCGCTTCTTTTCCTGACATCAGCAGACCGAAGCTTTCCTCGTTCACCACATAGATGGTTTTATCGGTTTCGCTCCAAACCCGCCGCTCAAGTTGATCTCCCGTAAAGGATCTGACCACGACGATATCGCCCCTCATGGCGCACCCCCTTTTTTTAGACATTTTAGTCATGCCAAAAAGCAGATTCAAAAAAAGTCGGTAGACGGCAGATGGGGTATTGACATACGGATTGTGGCATGAGACTCTACCGGTATAAAAAATTGGAGGTAGACGATCATGACGAAGGGCGAAACTGATGGGGGCCGGAAGCCTGTTCCTCCGTACGTCGCCTACAAATCATTTAAGAACTTCGTGGACGGGCTGCGGGGTCACGGTCTCCCTGGTCGTATTGACCGAAGCGTCATGGGAAGCCTCTCTGGCGCAACACAAACCAATATACTTCATGCACTGCGTTACTTGAAATTGACAGCAGATGACGGCAAGCCTACGGAGAAATTGACAAATCTAGTCAAGGCTCAGGGTGAAGAAAAGCAAAAATACTACAATGGTATTGTAAAGGAATCATATGTTTTTCTTTTTTCAGAAAATTTTGATCTTAAAACCGCTACTTCTAGGCAACTTGATGAGAGGTTTGAAGGGCTAGGTATTTCAGGTGATACAATACGTAAATGCGTTGCTTTCTTTATATCTATAGCAAAGGATGGGGACATACAACTTTCAAAATATATACAGAAGATACGACGACAAAGGCAACCAGGCGGAACACGCCAGAAAAAGACACATGGTCAACAGGGAAACAACGGCGCAAAGGGTGGTGAGCAAGAATTTCAGCATAGTGGTGACGAGAAACCACCCGAAGGAATGGTTCGGATACCGATATCTATTGGTATTGGCAAAATATGGACTCTTACAATGAATCAAGACTACAACGTGGAGGATGTAGATCGGTTTGTACAAATTGTGCGCATTACATTGGGTCTTGGGGAAAAGAAATAATGATTTCCCCTAGGAAGGAGGATCGGTAATGAAATTATTAGTGACAGGGCATCGCAGGGAGGCCCGTAAAAAACAAAGTGGGTGAGACGGAGTAGGCTTGGCGGTCCGCTCGTCTCACCCATACCCTGCCCCCGTTAGGGGGTCACAACCTGGTGCCCGTGTGGTGAAACTGGCAAACACGGCGGTCTTTAAAATCGCTGGCTGGCCGGCCTTGTGGGTTCGAGTCCCACCACGGGCACCTTTATTTATAACCCACGGTTGTATCCCGTGTCAAGATGCATTTCCGCTCAAGCATAGCGGGGGCAGAAAATACTTGTTGACATTGCTTGACCGCTCAAGCATGATGAATACATCAGGCTTGAGGGGGGATGGAGATGAATAGGCTGAGCACGAAGCAGAGGGCGCAAATCGTAGCCGCCTTGGTAGAGGGGAACTCGATCCGCGCCACGTCCCGCATGACGGGCGCGGCCAAGGGCACGGTGCTCAAGCTCCTTGCCGATCTTGGCAAGGCATGCGCGGAGTACCAGGATAAAACCTTCCACAACCTGAACTGCAAGCGCGTCCAGGTCGATGAGGTATGGAGCTTCTGTTACGCGAAGGGAAGGAATGTCCCTGAAAAATACGAGGATCAGTTTGGGTTCGGTGACGTATGGACCTTCACGGCGATTTGCGCTGATACGAAACTGGTCCCTTGTTGGAAGATTGGCCGCCGGACCGCTGAGCATGCTGCTGAGTTCATAAATAACCTCGCTGGAAGACTTGCCCACCGAATCCAACTGACATCAGACGGCTACCGAAAATATGTTGATGCCGTGGAAAACTCCTTCTCCGGGAACGTCGATTACGCGATGCTGGTCAAGATGTACGGAAGCGAGAACAGCAATAAAAATCCTGACACCAAATATAGCCCCGCAGAATGCACAGGAACGCGAGTTGCCAAGATCAACGGAGAACCCGATCCGAAATACATATCGACCAGCTATGTGGAACGGAACAATCTTACCATGCGGATGAGCATGCGCCGATTCACGCGGCTAACGAATGCTTTCTCGAAAAAGGTGGAGAACCTGAGCCATGCCGTGAGCCTGCATTTCATGTACTACAACTTTGCGCGAATCCATCAGACGTTGAGGGTTACACCCGCGATGGAAGCGGGGGTATCGGATCACGTGTGGTCGGTGGAGGAGATCGCCTCGTTGCTAAACTGACAATCAGATACCCCTTTCTCAAATACTATTTCCCTACACGTTGATGCAAGTGGGCATTGCCGGGGTACTGAAACAGTCGCTTCGGAGGTGCTACTTGTCCTGTAGGATTAATAATTAATGCACTGTCCGTGATTGCAAAAACAGCCCCCTCAGAAGTGATTAATAAACCCCTTAACTTAAGGAAATTCCAATTTATTCTCTCAATCTGAAATATTGGATTTTGCCTTTCATCGACAATTTCAAAGGCAACTGGATCCCAATTTCTGTCCCATCCGCTGTTTATAACAGCGAAATTACTGGATTTAATGACCGCAGCAACCTTTCCGCGACTTTCGTATATTGTTGCGTCGATCTTCATGTCGCCGTCTTTATCGAAATAAACCTTTAGTGGGAGATCGCCATCAGCCTTGATCCCGATAAGTCTTTCAAATGGCACCTGCCTTTCCAGGAGTTCTGTTGGGAATGTCCCTTTGTTTGTCCCAAACTCAATCGTAAAACTGTCAGGCACGGTTCGCTTAAACCCTAGACTTTCAGGTGGTACTTCTCGGAAAGTTAACCCTGTATCAACATCTTTTTGTTTCGATTGCGCGGGAGAAGGAGATGTTTTACTCGGGTGTGGAGTCTGTTTAGTTTCTGGCTGTGCCTTCTCGGGTTGCCGTGTTGCTTGCGGCGAAGGAATTTCCGGCAGTGTGGTCACCTCATCGGTTAGTTTAGGTCGTTCGGCTTGGGCAGGATGTTTTATAGATTGTTTCCATGCCAATCCTGCGGCGATACATCCTACAACTCCTCCAATAATTACAATCGGCCATAATGAAACTTTCATGGCTACATACTCCAAGGTAATCGTTGTGAGGCCATATATTAAAAAAGCGATGGCAAAAATCCCAAGAATTAGTCTCATCAGAATAGTCCTTGGGGGGAAAACCGCAAACCATATGGTTGCGCCGATACCAACCGATAAGGTGGCGATTTCGCTTCCTTGCAAACCTTTTCTCCCCCATACGAGACCGATCCTAATTCGCGCATCATATCGCGGACACCACGCCAAGTGAACAACCATTGCCTGACCTCTCAAGCACACGCATCTCAAACTGACCCACTACCCTTCCCCTCGGGCGGGTAGGTTATCGGAATCCGCACAGCCTTCAGCCCCCACGTTTTCACCACAGGACTCTCCCGCTTCCAGTCGGCGATGAACGCATCAGCCGCTTTCTTTGTGCGGAACAGGTTGGGGATGTCCACCAGGTTGCAGTCCATCCCGACAAGGTGCCGCTCCTTGCCGATTTGCTCCGATACGGGCCACCAGTTATAGGTCATCTCCCCTCCTTCAGGTGGGCAGAGACGGCGCGGGAATGTTCATCGAACAAGCCCCTGTCCATTACCGTATACGCTTCGCCTAACGCACACCGCCCGATAATGTCCGATATTCCCTCTACGTCCTCCGCACGTTCGGCGAGGGCGCGGAGAAGCTTCAACTCCGCCTCATCCCGCTTGATGATGTCGAGCAGCCCCTTCTCGTTCTCGGCGATCCCACGGAGGCGGGTAAGTTCGGCGGCGTTGGCGTACAAATCCTCCTGCGCGCAGGCCTGGACACGATGTACCTCGGCGCATTTTTCGAAGTAAGCGTCCCGCCACATCACACCCGTCATGGACGGAGACGGCGGTATCCGATAAACGTCTTGCTCGTTGTAACTCATCCCTCTCTCCGCTTCCTGTCCAGCAATGGTTTCTCGCGCCACTTTTAGTTCCTCTTCGTGTCGGCAGGGGGTTGGGAAATGGCGTACCGAATACCATCGGGAGAGCGCCAGTTGGATCCGTTCCCTGTGGTTGAAGGTGATGGCGTCAGCCAACTCCTGGCCCGCATCTGCTGCCAAGCACAGTTTATCTCCCTTGGCGGCGAAGGAGCGAAGGCGGGTGAGTTCCGCGTCTGCGGCGATAAACACTTGCTGCGCCGCCCTGAACTGCTTGTCCTCTATCGGCATCGACAAGTTGCGCTTCGCAATATCCAACATGATCGCCCAATCTTTCTTTTCTTCGTCGGTCATGGCGTCTCCTTTCGTCCATATTTCACCAATGCCATATGCGCCGCATCGACCGTTTCCCGCCAGTCGTGTCCTCCATGACTCCCTGAGTACCATGACGCATCTGATGACTTCATGAGGTTCACAAGTGCTTCTTCCAATCTCTCCGCCTCTTTCGCGTGGCGGCAGGGAGAGGAAGAGTAAAGGGCGGCGCGATGGATACACGGCTCGTCCGCATCGCATAAACAACCCATCTTTTCGTGGAGTTCCTCTATCGACCACGCCATTCTGCAAACAAGTTTCTCCTTCTCCGCGAGTTGGGCGAGGGCGGAGTCGCGCTGTTGTAAAGATTCGTTGGCTATGCGCTCCCAATCTTTCACCACCGCTACCATGTCCGCGCGAAACATCTCCGCTTCCTCGGCACGGGCGAGGGCGGCGCGGATACGATCAAGTTCGGCCATGATTAGCGCGGCGGCGATTTCAAGGGACCGCTCCCGGTCGTGTTTCTCGCGCTTATCCCAATCGGGATGCCACGGCCACCATTCGCAAGTATTAGCCCACCATAAGTCTACGAATGCGGGCATCTTGTTCAGCGCGTAGCAGGCCGCCGCTATCGCCAGTTCCCCTTGATCGTGTTGCGAGTCATGTTCCGGCGTCCAACCTTCGACGGACTTCTGCCGGATGCGCTCAGCGACGGCTCGATCCGCCCCGTATCCCGCCTCCCTGCGCTCCTTCAGTTCCTTCATGATCTCGTCGATGTAATCCCCGAGCACTAAATCTGCCCCGCACGTTAAGCAGCAACGGTCCTCGTCGCATTTGTCGGCGGGGCCACAATCGGGGCAAATCGCATGATTGTACAATTGTTCTTCCGTCATCATCTTCCCTCCTTCAGCGAGCGCAGGGCGGTGCTAAGCGCGTTGTACGATGAGCAATCGTCAGGGCATATATGCTTATTGCCGAAAAGGTATACATCTGCCGCTTTTGCAACCTCCTTCAAGAGGGCTAGTTTACATTCAGGGCAGTACCATCCGGCCTTTGCGTTGTGGTACATATTACACCCACATTTAGAGCATTCCTTTACTCCAGCACAACGCGGGCAATCTATATTTAGCGTGATATTTGCTTCTGGCATGGTTGCCATCCCCTCCCCCTCTCCCCGCGCGCGGGCATCTCTCCAAGCCAACATGGCCAATCGTGTTTCCTCTGGGTGTTCTTCCCGATATTTTGCCTGCGTTACCCTGGCTTGCTCACGATGCGCCTCGCGGTACGCCGCCATATATGCTCGGACTTTCTCCGCGTGCGCCGCCCGATATTTCGCTTTTGCCGCACGGACCTTTTCAGGATTGGCGGCACGCCATGCGGTGTAATTAGCGCGGTCGCGCTCAGGATGAGAAGCACGCCATGCGGCCTGATATATTCGGTTCTGTTCCTTGCTGTGCATCTAAATTACCGTCTCCCTGCCGCGACAGAATCCTCTTCCCATACTTCGACTCCCGGCCAACGGAGGGACGTTTTCAGGGAACGCGCCTGTGCTCCGATCACGGTATCGTTCGACATGACGGCTGCGATTGTAACCTGCCCCCGGGCGATGGCTTGCACGAGTGCCTTCATGTCCACAACCCGGAACTTCGTCACCTTCCGAATACTGATGCCCTCAAGTTTCGGCCCGGCAGGGGCAATAGGTGGCGGGATAAATACAGGGGCATCGACGATGGCCTGTACATCCTCCGGGGACGCACCTTCGGCTTCTGCTTCAATGGCGGCGTCAAGGGCTTCTTCCTCTGCCTGCCGTTCCATCTCCTTCCGGATGCGACTCTCTTCCTCCCGGCGCTTTCGCTCGACCTCGGACATATACCGAGCGATGGAAGGCTTTATGATTGTTTCCGCCTCGATTAGAGGGGCCTCGGCGTCCTTCTGTGCTTTGACGGCGGTCTTGTGCGCAGCGAAAGCGGCGGCGCAAATCGGCCCGAAGGTATCCGCGATCTTTTTTCGGAGATCCTTGATCGTCAGCAGGATTTCGTTGCCGTTTCGGAGCGAGGCATCATCTCGTATGACCAGCGCCTTTGCCTGATCGGGGATAGGGAGGGCAAGGGCCGCAACTTCCTCGGCCTCTGGAGTCACGTCGATGGTGTGGGCGGGGTCACTCACCGGGGGCCTCCTTCAGTGGATTGAGGATGTCAGCGGCGATCCGGCCCACCTTGTCGCGAGCGTCGTAGGAATCGTCATCCACGACCGTCGCCGTTGCTATTTCATCCACCGTGATTGCTAAAGTTTCCCGTTCGACTATCAGATATCCCTTCTGCAGTCTCACCGTAAATACCGCCTTCATGCCGCCTCCTTTTTCCACCGGCATATTGCCAGTGCAGCTAAAAATATGTTGAAGTTGCGCCTCATCTCCGTAACGCCGATCGGAGGAGAGAGACGATAGGTCGCGTCGTTCCTAAGCCAAAGCGTATGCCCGCACGGGGCCGATATCTTTTCGTTGATGAGTGCCAGTTGCCAGTACGCCGCCACTTGAACGTATTTCGCCGGAAGCGGATCGCCCGTGGAGAAATCCACGATGGCTAGTTTGTCGCGGATCTTCAGGATGCGGTCCAACCGGCCCGCATATAGATGTTGTGGATGATAAGACGCCTTCTCCGACAGGATTATCTCCGGCCGCGTGTCCTCGATGAACTTTCGATACGCCTCACAGTACGGAACGAGGACCGGATCGAGCGCGGTCCAATCAAGGCTGCCTTTATCTATGTATTCAGTGGCACGATGCACGTGTTGGCCTCTCGTCCGCGCCTCTTCCGTGAAGAAACGAGAGTCGATCATCCCGGCCCCGCCAAGCGTTTCCGTCACACCGTCAAGGCGGCGGTCCGAAAGCCAGTACGAATGATCTTCTTCACGGAAGGTAAAGCTCATCCCTGCTCGCTCTCCTTCGTCGCCTTGTCGAACTGTTCCTTGGCCTTCGAGTGGAACGCCTTCAGCGGAGACCACTCCCCGCCGCCCTTCTTCGACATGGAGAACTTGATGGCCGCGAAATCGGACTCGCCATATTTCCCCTCCTTGTTCACGGTGAGGGAGTAAAGGATCTCCTCCGGTTTGAGTCCGTTCACCTTGCCGATCACCTCGCACATCGACAGCAGCTCGGCGCGGAGTTCCGCTTCGGGCTTCTCGGGTTCGGAGGATGCGGCCTTCTCCCGCGGCGGTTTCACCGGCTCTTTCCCGTCCCCGACGATTCCGTCCCTCACTTCCGGCGGCAGGTCTTCGAGGTCCTGATCGAACACGTCCGACGCGGCGGTCGCCTTCAGGACCACGGCGATGTACGCCCGCTTGTCGGCCATCTTCAGGACGGTGTTGGCGATGTCGGCGGCGTTCGTCCGGATCTGCTTGACGGTGTAGTGGGAGCCGCCCTGTCCCTTCGCATACTTCACCCGCCTGCGGTCCTCGCCCGTTGCGGCGAACTCCTCGTCACAGACCGCCGCCCGCCACATGTACTTTTCTTCGAGCGTCGAACATTCCCCGATGCCTTCCCCGAGGATCACGCCGTCCCGGTTGTACAGCTCCACCCTCACGCGATACCGGAAGAAGTCCGGGCCGGACAGGTCCTCGACGATAGAGCGGGGGACCAAGCGGAAGGATGCCGTGATCTTCTCAGCCCCCGGCTTGTAGAGCGTTGGCTTCTTCGTGCCGGGGATCGTCCCGTAGTGGACATCCTTCTTCATGACGTGCTTCAGGAGTTCGTCCAGGACGCGCATCTGCTCCTTCATTTCCGGAAGCGACATCGGGCGCGACTCCTGTACCTCGATCCGTGCTACTTCTCCGCTCATACCATTGCCTCCTTTTTTCTTTCGTTCTGCCAACCCCTTCGGTTGAATGCCTGTTCGCTATGTATGGGTTCATCGATCGGCTTATTCGGCATCGCCTTCATCTACCTCCGGCTTGTCAAGCGGACAGGCACAGAAAATTTCCGACCACCCACACCATTCACAGAAAGCCTCCTCCTCCGGCACGATGCGCTGCCAGTCGGGGAAGGTCATTTCCCGCCTTCCTTCCGGTAGCGGGGAGAGTAATCCCCACGGTTCCATTTCTTCAGCAACAGGAGTCCTTTCTTCACAACTTTATCAAAGGGATGCTTCGACCTATTCAGGCAATCCCTCGCTCCTTGCATCGTCTCTCTCTTGCTTTCGTGGTATCCGGGGAAGGCGAGGCCAGTTAGCCCGTGGGAAATCTTGCACCCGAATCCGCTATAATCCGCATGGAAGAAAAGATCGACGCCGGGAAGCTCCTTCAACTTTATCGGCACAGCGTCAATCTTCATGAAACCTGTATCCTTGATGGCTATGTAATACTCCCCCGGCTTGTCGATGACGTAACGGATCGGCATCGTCATCCGATCCACCCCGCTCCAGCCCACGCCATCACGCACACGATGAACGCGCAGATGGCGATGTCCGCCAACCTGCCACGCCGGTTATGGCCATGTATATACCGACTGTTTGCCTTAACTCCACAACCGCAAAGACAAGTGTTCATGTGCGCACAATCCATTTGATCAACACGGCGATCAGGATGATGACCGCGAAGATTTTTAAGCCGCGCCACTTGACGAACGGCTGAAACGAGTCGTACTCGGCGTCGGATAACCGACGGAAAATGGTGTTCATGGGGCTCCTCCCATCAGATCCCTACTTCTCCTTCCACTCCCCGGAGATGAGATTCGTCGGTTTCTTTTTGGCAACAACCAGGGCGTGTTTTGACCAGTTTGAAATTTTGATTCGGACGCCTGCGAAAATGCCGTAGCCCTCACCGGCCTTGATGCCCTCACCGGCCTTGATGCCCGAACCGGCCTCGATGCCCTCACCGGCCTCGATGCCCTCACCGGCCTCGATGCCCTCACCGGCCTTGATGCCCCAACCGGCCTCGATGCCCTCACCGGCCTCGATGCCCTCACCGGCCTCGATGTCCCAACCGGCCTCGATGCCCCAACCGGCCTCGATGCCCTCACCGGCCTCGATGCCCCAACCGGCCTCGATGCCCTCACCGGCCTCGATGCCCTCACCGGCCTCGATGCCCTCACCGGCCTCGATGCCCTCACCGGCCTTGATGCCCGAACCGGCCTCGATGCCCGAACCGGCCTTGATGCCCGAACCGGCCTTGATGCCCGAACCGGCCTTGATGCCCGAACCGGCCAAAAAATGCCCGGCGACTTTTATGGATTCCGAAATTTCAACTCGGCCCGCGAAGTACAGGCCAAAATGCGCCTCATAGTCGCCATTGATTTTCAGGACAGTACCGGCAGGACCGGCGGTAGACAACAGCCACGATCCCCACGACGACAGGTTTTCGTGGGCTAGCGCGTCAAGGACGGCTTGGTATCCGCCGCCTGCGGGGAAGTTGCGCTGAAACCATTCGACGCCATCGGCGCAGGCATTTTTTTCTTTTAGCCATTCGAGTGTGATTTGCATTTCCCTTCTTCCTCCCTGAAATCTTTCGATGGATTGAACCAATCGTCTTTTACGATGTGGCCGATGGCCTCGATGGGGCCAGAATAGGCCCCCCTAACCCTCACCGTCTTTCCTTTTAGTTTTGACCATTCGGTAACTCCCGCGATTTCCATTACGCGCCAGATGAAATGACCAGCGACGGATCCCAATTTGTGATGCGTAAAACTTTTCGGGAGATAGAGGGCGTATCCGCCGAAGCCTTGACCGGAACCTCCGTAGTCAAGATAGACCCATGCAGACAGGCACCCGTGGTCATCGCTCGTTATTGTGGCACTCTCGATGACTGCATTCTTGATTTCCACGCCCATCTTCACCCTCCCACGTATTTCTTCAGCGCGAGGATGATGAGATAGCCGATGTAGGCGGCACCCGCCAGCCCTGCGATGTAGAGTCCGACAAGCAGCACAATCCCGCCGATACCCGCGACGAATTTTGGATTCATCCCGGCCACCATTCCCAACACCGCTTGCATACCACCGCGCCGGAGGGGAACGAGAAGGTACGATGATCGAACAGGAAGCAGATCAGGCGGCGCATTAATTGCCCTCCTTTAGGTACTGGCGGATGATCTCCGCTTGGGCGGCCCTTGTGGCGGCCCCTGTGGCGGCCCCTGCGGCGGCGCCCCAGGCGGCGTCCCCTGCGTCCCTGGCGGCGGCCAAGGCGGCGTCCCTGGCGGCGGCCAAGGCGGCGTCCCTGGCGGTCAGATCCTTAGCGGTTATCCTTCCGTTCGCAAAGTCCCTCGCCGCCTTGATGGCCTTCCGTGGGCGGTCATCGTTGGGGTATTCCTTCTCGAAGATGGGCAGCACGGCTTCCGCGAAATCGGCGGCCATTAGGCGCATCACCTTGTCGCCGTCCGGATGCTTCACCGTGGCGCGTAGCGCCCACAGGCAGTCGGCAGTTCCGTTGTGCTCAAGTATATCCAGCAGATTGATATCGTCCTTGTCGCCCCACTCCGGGCCGAGTTTGGAGACGAGACGCGCGTAGCGGCCTTCGCATGCGTTGTGCTGCCGCAAGCGGTGGAGCGACGTGACGAGCGCGATCTTCTTCATTTCCCCTCCGCTCCGTTACTCGTTTCTACTGATCGCAGCATTACTCCACATCACGGCCTCCTCCAAGTGCGTCAACGCAAGCGACCGCTCGCGGGACGGCGGGCAATTCTCCACGATCCGGAATGCGAACGTCCGGGCGCGATCCCGGATTAGGTTGTACCGGGGCACTTGGTCGGGCTTCGGCGGGTGGTACGTGAAATCTTTCTCGATGCGCTTGCTATCCTCTTCGGTGATGTACGGGTGCGTCATAGCCCCTCCCTTCGTTTTAACAGACTCCGGGAGTTGTTCCTCGATGCGCGGAGCGAGTGCGCCGAAAGTGATCCCGAGTTTCATGGGCGGCCCTCCGCTTTGGCGATGATTGCGCGGAGATCCGCGTTGTCATCGGGGCCTTCATGCCCGTCGAGCCTTGCCACCGCGCTTTTTAGCGCCTCCAGCAGTTCCGGCGCGGCGGCGATGAGGCGGGCGTTGGCGACCCTCTCGATGCGGGGTGCCCATGCGTCGGCCACTATCTGATTATCGGCACTCAGGATGATGATCGCTCCCGGCTGTTCTCGCCAGTCGTGCTCTAATTTCCACGGCCCCGGCGTGTGACTCATTTCCCCTCCTTCTCCTTGATATCCTCCGGTGCGGGATCGGTGATCGCGTCGAGGAACAAAGGATCGACGGTCGGCAAGTGATCGGGCATCCGGGAGGCACGATGCTCATCCGGCTCGCAATCCGGGCACGAGTGGCAGCGGCAGACTCCGGTGCAGGTCATTGGGGTCTCCTACAGCGCCTTGAATTCTTCGCGCATATTGTCCAGCGCGATCTTGAGTCCAGGTACCATTGCGGCGACAACGTGCTCGGGGATGGTCACGTAGATGGAGCTGTTGTAGCCGTCCGCCTTGCGCCTGAACGAGACTTCATAATCCGATGTTCCCTTCGCCTGCCGTCTGCGAATGCCGTCCACGATCTGCCGCGTGTTGTCGATATTCCGTTCCAGTTTCTTTGCGACTTCATATCCCCTGCGAAGATCCTCAAACCCTTTCTTGTCCATGTTTTCCTCCTTAATTTGGGCGGCTACCGAGGGTGATGGCCAAGCGTTGTCACGCCATCCTTCCCTGCCCAAGGGTTTCGCGCCCTCGGTAGCCATCTCGCGTCGACCTTGCGGAGCGCGAGAGTGGTGCGGGGCGGCGGCAGGATTGGATACCTACCCGGGCAGTCGCTCCGATGGGGTGCCCCATGCCATTGGATTGATCCCCGGTGCGCCGGGGCCGCGCCGCCCCTTCTGGTACTCGGGGAGGGAGTCGAACCCTCATGTAAGGCGGGTTTAAGCCGCCCGCGTATGCCATTCCGCCACCCGAGTCAGTCAAAGATCGAATCCCTTACTGCATCCGGGCTTGCCCCGCCACCTGATCCGTCGATCCCTGACGCAATCCGCAGCTTGCGAACGATCTCCCGGCACCACGTCGGGCCGTAGCCCAGTTCGATCAACCTGGGGATAGTATTCCACGGGCGGAATCAGATTGCAAGCATTATTTTCTTGTTGACAGAGAAATTCCGCCAATGGTATGATGCCGCCATGAAACTATCCGCCTATCTCGGAAAACTCAATCTCACCCGGAAAGACTTCGCGGAGCTTTCCGGCGTGCCTCTCTCCACGGTGTACCGACTACTCGACGAACCCGATGTCATTCCCGACGGGACGAACATCGCCAAGATCATACGGGCCACGGAGGGAATCGTCGGGGTGCAGGATCTTGTCACAGAACAGAACGGCAAGGCTCCGGCCGCCTGACATGGGCCGCCGACAGTTCCTCGACCCTGCAACGAAGCGTAGGAACAGCGCCCAATGTTACCTGTCGGACAGAGAGTTCGAATCCGTCTGCCGAGCCGCACTCAAACAGGATTTACACATCAGCGTGTGGATGAGAAATGTCATCCTCCGCGAAGTGGAGAGGAAGGAAGCGGGGGCATGAAGTGCGAATGCGGATGCGGCGGGGAAACTGGCGTTTATAAATACACTGACAAACGGGGCGGTATAAAAGGACAGGAGAAGCGCTTCCTGTGTGGCCACCAACAAAAGGTAAAATTCAGACAACCAACTCCTACTCTATGTGAATGCGGTTGCGGAGGAAAAACAACAGTCATAAACGGAAGAAATAAGCAGTTTATCACTGGACATAACATGATGAATCGCTGTTCCATTGAATCAAGATTTTGGATAAAGGTGAAAAAGGGCGAAGAGGAAAGCGAGTGTTGGAATTGGATAGCCTATAAAAATCCCAAGGGATACGGTTGTTTTGGTTTGAACGGGAATAAGATTATTCTATCGCACCGGTATTCATGGATTTTCTGTTTTGGCCCAATTCCTTATGGATTTAATGTGCTTCACAAATGTGACAACCCCGCCTGCGTAAATCCAAAACACTTATGGCTTGGAACACTCACAGACAACAATCATGACATGTGCCGTAAGGGAAGACACTGGGCTCACAAGAGGTCAATCAAGGACCAGAGGAGAACAATTAAACCATATGCAACCCTGTAATTGTTGCGGACGCATAACTGAAAGCCCAACGATTATCGGCTTGCAACGCGGGCTGAAAGATGAACCTGCGTTGATACTCTGGAATTGTCCATGCGGGACGACGAGGGCGGTCAAATGGTCTGAGGCCACCTCGGAGCAATGGAGGATCGCGCAGGACGTTGAGGACGCGGTAAGGCCGAAGTCCCCGGAAATGATGCTGGCCCCCGCCCGATGACCTGCGAAAGGGCGAGGAGATGAGGGTGTTAGTGGCCTGCGAGTTTTCGGGCATCGTCCGTGACGCCTTCCTGGATCGCGGCCATGACGCATGGTCCTGCGACATCCTCCCGTCCGAGGCGTTCGGAGAACGGCACCTTGAGGGCGACGTTCTGGATTACATCGAAGGTCGCGGCTGGCAACTGTTGATCGCCCACCCTCCGTGTACCCACCTTGCCGTCAGCGGAGCGCGGTGGTTCAAGGGCAAGGAGTGCGAGCAGGAAGAGGCCTTGGAGTTTGTCCACTTTCTTCTCGACGCTCCGATCCCGCGCATCGCCTTGGAGAACCCCATCTCCATCATCAGCACGCGTATACGCAAGCCCGATCAGATCATTCAGCCGTGGATGTTCGGCCATCCCGAGACTAAGGCCACATGCTTATGGCTAAAGAACCTGCCGAAACTTGTGCCGACGAAGATTGTGGAGGGCCGCGACAACCGGGTACACCGCGAACCACCAGGGCCAAATCGCTGGAAGAACAGGAGCCGCACACTACAGGGCATCGCCGACGCGATGGCGGAGCAATGGGGATGAATCCGATGCCCTGCTCCCAATGCCCCGATCTACTTGACGGGCTTGCGGAGTGCCCGGTCGCGGACGTACTCGGAGACGGTCTTGCCGGATTCCGCGGCGAGGGTGGAGATATCGTCGGACTCCGCGATGGTAACGCGGACCTGGATCCATCCCGTCCGGCGAGATTTGATGTTGCGGACGCGATAATCCGGACGGGCGTACTCTCCATGTGCCGTCTCGTGGGTGGATGTCTCCATCTCCCGGATGCGCTCCCGGGCCGCCGCGATGCTCCGGTACTCGTCGGGCTGATCGTGGTACAGGCCGATCCAGTGCCAACCCTCGATGACATTGAGCGTGCCGGTGTAGTAGTGCCGTCTCTGCTGGATACCGTACATGATGTCCTCCTATCGGTTGGGGGTTTACCCGGCGTTCGGGTCATCACAATACCCGGCCCGGCGCATCCGGGCGGTGTGCGCGTCGTACTCGCGCACACCTTTGATCCACTCGGCGTTACGGCGGTCCATCTCGGCGCGATACTCATTGACCATCGCCGTAACTGCATCTGCGACCTCGGCGGTGACCGGCACAAGCGTCTCGCGGCCACAGACAATCTCGCGCAGGCACAGGCCGGCGACAGGATGTGTCACGATGGTTGGAGCGTGCAGGCACAGCTTCGGCGCCGTGAGTACCCGGCACTCCAATTTATAGCAAGGCGTCTTGACCTTGTCCCCGTCTGCGCTGATCGTCTCGGAGGTTATAAGCTCCAGCTCCACCGCGCTACCCCTGGGGGTCGTCCACTTGATCGTCATCTCGTCACCTCCCGCTTTGTTGCCTCCATAGTCTCATGTCGTCATAACAATGTCAATACATATTATTCCTGCGGGCAAGATATTTTTAATTCCTTTTACAATCAATCACTTACGGGTGGAAGGAAAGCGGGCGCAGGGAGGATAGCGGCATGAAAGCCGGTGGCCCGCAAAGCCTTGATACACGCGGGTTGCAGGACGTAGGCTCCGCAAACGCACGGCTGGCGCGGGCCAGCGGATGGGGGGCTGTAAATGATATGTAATACATCCTGCCCCGATTGGCGGCTGCGCTGCATCCTGATTGCGTGTCCGGACATGAGCGAGCGCCTGTCCCGCATCGAAGATGACATCGACCGGCAGGAGCGCATCCGGGCCATCGCCCGGGAGATGGACGAGAGGATCGAGCGGTATCCGAGGGGGAGGGGATAGTGGAATACGCGGAGTTTCTGGACAGGAAATCACAGTTGGGATCCACCGACGGGTTCGATCCGGTATGGATGCCGGATTTCCTGTTCGATTTCCAGGTGGCACTTCTCGAATGGGCTATCCTCAAGGGGAAGGCGGCGCTGTATTGTGACTGCGGGATGGGGAAAACCCCGATGCAGTTGGTATGGGCGGAGAACATCGTCTGCAAGGAAAACGCCCGCGTCCTGATCCTCACTCCGCTGGCCGTATCCGCGCAGACGATCCGCGAGGCGGAGAAGTTCGGAATCGAGGCGCACCGATCCGGCGACGGAAAGTTATTCCCCGGGATCATTGTGACAAATTACGAGCGCCTGCATTACTTCGACCCGAAGGACTTCGCGGGCGTCGTTTGCGATGAGTCCAGCATCCTAAAATCTTTCGAGGGGGCCACGAAAGTGGCGGTCACGGATTTCATGCGGAAGGTCCGGTATCGGCTACTTTGCACGGCCACCGCCGCGCCGAATGATTACATTGAACTCGGCACGTCCTCCGAGGCCCTCGGAGAACTCGGGTACATGGATATGCTCGGGCGGTTCTTCAAGAACGAACAGAACACAATCCGCCCGACCGTTTACCGCCACCGCGGACAGAACTTCGCATCCCTTGATGAGCGGGCCAAGTGGCGTCTGAAAGGCCACGCCGAGATCCCGTTCTGGCGGTGGGTTTCCTCATGGGCGCGGGCGATGCGGCGCCCATCCGACCTCGGGTTCGATGACGGGAAATTCATTCTCCCGCCGCTGACCGAGAATGAGCACCTTGTGGACACGAACACCGCACCGGACGGGATGCTGTTTTCCTTGCCGGCCATTGGCCTGTACGAGCAGCGCGAGGAAAGACGCCGCACAATCACGGAGCGATGCGACAAGGTTGCGGGACTTGTAAACGATACCGGCAAACCCGCCCTCGTATGGTGTCACTTAAACCGTGAGGGCGACCGCCTTGCGGATATCATCCCGGACGCGGAACAGGTAAGCGGTGCAGATTCGGATGAGGCGAAGGAGGAAAAGTTCCTCGCGTTCGCATCAGGCCAACTGCGGGTGATGGTCTGCAAGCCGGTTATAGGGGCGTGGGGGTTGAATCTCCAAAATTGCGCCCACGTAACCTTCTTCCCATCGCACAGTTACGAACAGTACTACCAAGGAGTTAGACGGTGTTATCGGTTTGGACAGACGGAAAAGGTAACGGTCGACATTATCACGACAGAGGGTGAACGAGGTGTGCTGAAAAACATGCAAAGAAAACAGCAAGCAGCCGATCGTATGTTTACAAATCTGGTGGCTAACATGAACCAAGCGGTCGGTGTTAAGCGAGTCACCGCTTTCACGTCTGATGCAAGTGTCCCGCATTGGTTATGAGCTATAACCCCGAATATCACAAGCGGTATCGCGAATTGAATCAAGAACGAATTCGCGAGCGAAAGCGCAATGAATATATAGCAAATAGGGAGGTCGTAAAGGAGCGGTCGCGCTGTTGGGGTGCGAACAACAGGGACCGCAAATTGGCCGTTGGGGCCATCTACCGGGAACACATGAGGGAGCAGAGGAACGCATATATGAGAGAGCGATACCGTCAAGACCCTAATCGCCATATAAGCGCCATGAGTGCCTGGAGAAAGGCAAACCCGGAACGCTACCGCGACCAATATCTCCGCGCTGAATTTGGGATATCGCTGGCGGAATACAATGCACTTTTTGAAGATCAAGGCGGAGTGTGCGCCATATGCAAAACATCTACAGAGAAGGTCTTAGTAGTAGACCACAATCACCAAACAGGCGTCGTGCGTGGGCTGTTGTGTTCTGGATGCAATGCTGGGCTGGGGCAATTCAAGGATAACCCAGAACGGATGATTCGGGCGGCACATTATATAAATCAGGAAAGGACAAGCCAGTGAATATATTAGACCAAGAAATCACAGATCGGTATGCAATTTATTGTGGGGATTGTTGTGAGATATTGCCCACACTTCCAAGTGAATCCATCCATTTATCTTTATACAGTCCGCCTTTTTGCGGATTATTCCAGTATTCATCGAATGAGCGCGACTTGTCGAACTGCCGCAACTATGAGGAATTTTTCGAGCACTACACCTTCGCCGTGCGCGAACTGTTCCGTATCACCCTGCCCGGGCGGATGACGGCGGTGCATTGCATGGACATACCCTCGGGAAATTGTGGGACGGATTACCTGACGGATTTCCCCGGAGACATCATCCGGCTACATGAGCGAGAGGGGTTCAGGTACATCGCCCGGTATGCGGTCTGGAAAGAACCCCTCGGGGTTCGCAACCGCACGATGGCGAAGAACCTCGCGCATAAAACCATCGTGGAGGATTCCTCCCGGTGTTCCGTTGCGTCCGCCGATTACCTGCTGGTGTTCCGAAAGAATGGCGAGAACAAGGTTCCGATCGCACATCCGACCGGGTTGATGGAGTACGCCGGGGAGCGGAAGCATCCTCACGAGTTATTGAAATACAGGGGATGGGCCGGGAACCAGATTGAGAACCGGTTTTCGCACTGGATATGGAGACAGTACGCCTCAGCGTTTTGGGATGACGTGCGAATCTCCCGCGTCCTCCCTTTCAAGGCGGCGCGGGATTCCGAAGACGAGAAACACGTCCACCCGCTGCAGCTCGACGTGATCGACCGCGTGATTACCCTGTGGTCGAACCCGGGCGAAACCGTTATCACCCCGTTTATGGGCGTGGGATCCGAAGTCTATTCGGCGGTTCGGATGGGGCGGCGCGGGGTAGGTGTGGAACTCAAGCCCTCCTATTACCGGCAGGCGGTGAAGAACGTCCGCCGAGCCGCAACGGATGAGGACAAGGAACAAAAGACCCTCTTCGAAACCGCGCAGGCGGAGGAATTAAGCAAGGCCGTGGCGGAATGATCTGGCACTACGCCTACATCTTCGCCGCCGAGGGGGATGCGTTTTGAGCAAAGAAAAAGCGAGGGAATACTGGGCCGCATACCGGGCTGCAAACCCAGAGAAGGTGAAAGCTTGCAACGCAGCATGGAAGGCAAAAAATAAGGACAGGTCAAAAGCCCTCACTGCGGCATGGAGAATTAAGAACGCCGAAAGAATAAGGGAGAAAAAATCAGAATGGGAAAAAAATAACCCCGAGAAGGTTAAAGAATATAAATCTGCGTGGAGCAAGGCTAACCCACACAAAGAAAAGGATCGTCGCGATAAATGGAATAAAGCCAACCCAAAAAAGGCGGCAGTTTATAAACGGACATACCGGACGGCTAATAAAGAAAAGATAAAGAAAAAGGAAGCCGAATACAGAAAGGCAAACCCGGAGCTTGGAAAATTACGGGCACACAACCGGCGGGCGAAAGAAAAGGAGTGCGGAGGGAAACTTTCTGCCGGATTGTCTGAGAAGTTAATTGCTTTACAGAGGGGCAAATGCGCCATTTGTAAAAAGAATCTAAAGGAAACCGGATACCATTTGGACCACATTGTGCCCCTTTCCCGTGGAGGGAAGAATGCCGATGGAAACATTCAGGCGACGTGTCCAACATGCAACCTAAAAAAGCAGGGGAAAGATCCGATCCAGTTCATGCAGGAAATGGGGTACTTACTATAAATTCAGCGCACTTATATTTTTATATTTTCGTGCGCGATTTGCCCCACTACCAATCGGACGGGTGGGAACTATGCGGCCCGATGAAGCACGAACGATACGCCGGCGGGCATCCCGATACGGTGGTCGTTAGGCGAAGGGGGGCGAAATGAGCGTCGAAGCCAAGGACACCTCCCTGCCGGCCATTTTCGCCATCAACGGGCTTCGCGCCGGGTCGCGGAGTTGGCGGGACTACGAGGAAGGGAAGCTCATCGTCGCGGATGTCATGCCTGAAGATTACGAGAGGGGAATAGAAGAATTGGCGGCATACCTTTGCCTGTAACGCCGCTCGATATCGAGCGGGAGAAGCGGCAGACGCTCGAAGAGATACGCTTCCGGCGGGGCTATCTACAAACCCTCGACGGAATGCGGGAGAAGTTTTCCCGAGCACTTACCGCCGAATACTGTTTCGAGAAGATACGCCTCCGCCGGGAGCGCGGAGAACACGCCATCCCCACGGGGATCGAATGGTGGGATGTGTGGGCAGGCCCGTTCAGGCGGGCGAACGTCTATTGCTTCGCCGGGTATCAGGGCACGGGGAAAACCACGTTGGCCGTGAATCTTACTTGGCCGATGGCCCGCAAGGGTGTGAAGGTCTGGAACTATTGTCTGGAGTTGACCGCAGACGAGACGTTTGAAGTTGTGGCCGGCCACGTTCTCGGGAAAGCCGTCCTGTCTGAATCCGATGAGGCGGAGGCCTACGCCATCATTCAGGCGTCCGGGTATCTTTTCTTCGAGCCGGAGCGCGACCTGTCCTGGAAGCAGCACATCGACATCATCCAGAAAACGGTACGACAAGAGGCGATTGACCTGGTGGTGATCGATAATTTCTCCTACCTGACAAGCGTGGACAAGAACTCCTACGAGACGGAGCGGGTAGCGGCGAAGGCCCTGAAAGGGCTGGCGCAGGAACTTGAGATACCCATCATCGTAATCGCCCACTTAAGGAAGCCCGACCGGGACGATTCAGAACCGAAACCGACCGCTCACAGCGTCTTGGGGTCCGGAGCCATCACGCAGGTATCCTCCGAGACGTTCATCCTCCATCACCCGCTCGAAGATTCCGAAACGAACTCCCGTCAACCGGTGGGGTACATATTGTCTGGAAAACCACGTTGGACGATGGGCGGGAAGCGGTACGTTCGGTTCGATGGTAGCCGCAGGAAATACGAACCGGCGATGGCAATCGAGTACAAAGGTTCCTCCCAAAATCAGAGGACATTCAAGTGACATCCCCGAAGACAAAAGGCCGAATGCTCACGAAAGACATCTCAGATTCGAAGGGATTTGCCTCACTTTCGCCAAATTCAGCCGTACTTTTCTGTATGTTGGTCCCACATTACAGCGGATTTGGAAAAATGAACGGCAGCCCGGGGTTCATCAAGGGCGAAATTTGCCCTCGGATACCCTATCTGACCGAAAAAAACATACCCATATATTTGAAGGAAATTTCAGAGCGCACAAACGTCAAATGGTTCGAATTTGATGGAAGATTTTGGATTCACTCGACGAAGTTTTTATCCGAGCATCAGACCCTTAATCCCGACAAGTTAGGGAGGGACAAACTCCCGAATTACTCCGGAGTAACTCCAGAATTAGTCAACCCCGAAGTAGAAGTAGAAGTAGAAGAGGAAGGGAACTCCGGAATTGGAGTTCCGCCAGGCAACGGTTCCTTCTCTCCCGAGAAGATGGCAGAGCTCTGGAATCAAGCCGTCGATTTCTTCTCAGAGGATCGTTTGGTAAAAATACCGAAGGTTAAAAATCTATCCACCGACAGGAAGAAGAAATGCTCAGCCAGAATCCGGGACTGCCGCCTCAATGAGGAATCCTGGAAGAAGATCCTGAACGGAATCCATGCCGATGACTGGCTATCGGGCAGGAAAACGTCCACAAAATATCCAGATTGGTGCGCCACATTCAATTACATCATAAAAAATCCAAGCAATATCATACAGATACTTGAGAAAACCGATGTTCAATAAGAACCGAAAGGAGACGACATGGGCACAGTGAAGTTATCCAGGCCGCAGGAAGCCCTACTGAAGCGTATCCGGCGATGTCCGAAAGGTTGCTACGTCGAGATCCGGGAGCGCAAGACGGCAGGGAAACTTGTGGCGGCCGGGTTGATAACTCTCGGCGCATCCATGAGGTTGGCGTACCCAGTGGAGGCGAAGTGAACGAGTCCGCCATCCAGGCGCAGATCCTCGGGTACCTGCGTCTGAAAAGGATCTTCGCGTGGCGGAACAACACCCGCACGGTGTTCGTCGGAGGGCGTCCGCTGAAATTCGGGGTCGAAGGCGGCGGAGATATCATCGGCGTTCTTCCGGGAGGGCGCTTCCTGTCGATCGAGGTGAAGAGGCCGGGAGGATCGACGACGAAGAAGAGGGCGGAGAAGCAGCGGGAGTTCCTGAACACGGTCAACGAATCGGGCGGGCTGGCGATCACGGCGCGGTCCGTCGAGGAAGTCATGGAGGCCATAGATGCCTGACGCCGTGTGGTGTATTTGCACAAAGTGCGGTTCCAAATTCGACACGCGCCCCTTGCAGCGAAAGCAGATATTCGCGTGTCAACTCTGCAAGGAGCCGGGGCTGCGGGTGATGGACGAGCGGGGAGAGGCGACGGATGAATGCTGGCCGAGGGAGGATGAAACGAACCATCAACCGGCCCACGGGCCAAAGGAGGCAACATGAAATTCGAGGTGGAGTTGATTTCTGATGGGAGAGTGCTTGTAACGGGAATCGACGGATCAATTGCGATCACGAGCGACGAGGGATTAGGGTCGTTCCTTCGGAATCAGAACGCGCCGTCAGCTCCGGCGAAGCGGGCGTATCCCAAGGGGACGCGGAAGCGCAGGGCGAAGGCACCCGAGGCGGAGGAAGCGACGACGTGAAGTTTTCGTCTCCCCATCACGCCTTCGCTTGGGCGTTCGAAATCCTCGACGTGTGGCGTGTAGGATCCGGTTTCGACCCCGATCCGGATCACCTCGGCGGAGGCGGCACGGGGGCGCTCGGTGCCGTCGTGTTGGCCCTGTCGGTGGAGATGGTCGCCGATCGCCATGATCCGGGTATCTGCCGCCAGCCGCATCCGAGGGACCGGGAGAAATCATGGTTTGCGCAGCATTACATCGCGCAGGACTCGCCGCGCAACTGGTCGCCGCACGAGAAGTGGTTACTCGATCGGGCGCTGTGCGATTTCTGCGCGGAATTAAGCGACCGGGGGCTTTGCGGGAGGGACGGGTGCGCGGGGAGATGTCCGACGAAAAAAGGGGCTTGACAATGAGAATCGATTTCCGGCAATATGCACCCATAGGTCAAAGTTGTCTCCGACGCACAACGCGAGGCAGCATGAAGAAAATCCTCCCGCTCCTGATTTTCGCAATCCTGCTCTCTTCTTGCGGGGGAGGGAGTAGCCCCACATCGGTTTCCTTGACGTCTCCAGGCGTAAGCCTTGTCGGGTCGTACACCCTGATGGCGTATTATCGTAATGGCGCTGAACAAGGCGGGTACACGGGCGAACTGGAAATTGGGGAGACACGGATCTGGGCGCAGATGTCCTCATACCCTCCGCCGTGGGGCGGGGGGGAATACGACTACACGGCTGAATCGTACTCTTCCGTGGGCTACATCGAGGCGTACATCCGGCTGAGGGTAGGAACGCTCAGGGTTTATTCCATGCGCATCGCAACAGATGATTCGATGACGCTGGTAACATGGACGCAGATCGACAACGTTTTATTCGAAACATTTTGGGAGAAAGTAAGCGACAGCACAACGTTGGACTGATCCCCCGCCACAAGCGGGAACGGAAGGGTCGGCATCCCACGAGGATGGCTGGCCCTTTTTTTTTGGGAGCGAGGTAATGTGGCTCGTGTCCGGCGTCGATAAGATCACGCTCAAGCGCGTCCGCATCTGCATCGCCGACAACGTAGCCGAGTTGCGTATGATCTTGCGGCAGGAGCGGAAGAACTACTTCGACATGGCGTTCGAGAGGGCGGCGTGAGGGAAGTCACCCTCCATATCGACGGCGCCCACCATCCCATCGATGTCCACTGTGACGCCTACGTCCGGCCATGCAGTTCCTTCCTCCTGCTGGCCAACATCCCCGCCGATCCGCCGGGATGCCTCCTGCTGTCGTACGGGAATAGCGACAACGTGGGGAACCTGCTGATGACGTTGTGGCAGCGGTGCGTCCACGAGGATCCGAAGATGGCGTGGACGATCGAGCAGGTATCCCGGGGGATCGTGGAGATGGCGGATGCGGAGCGGGGGAAGTGGCCGTCGGATGAAAGGGCGGGGAGGGCGTGATCCAGATCGAGGTCAAGGGGTTGGGGACCGCCCTAAAATCTATCGGGGTGGATCTGCCTAAACAAACTCGGTATGCGACGATGGTCGCCCTCACCCGCACCGCCTCCAAGGTGAGAGATAGGCAATACTCGGAAATGCACCGGGTATTTGATCGTCCCACGCCGTACACGCTGAGGGCAATACGGGTAAAGCCTGCAACGAAGAGCGACTTGTCGGCATGGGTGGGGTTTAAGAAGCCTTGGGCAGCGAGGGCCGAGGAGTATATGCCCTCTCAAGTCGAGGGCGGGGGGCGACCGCTTAAGGCGCTTGAATTGTTCCTGCAACAGCGTGTCACCACCATGAGCCCGCAAGGCAAGCGCGGGGCGTATCCGAAGGGAACGTACTTCGTCCCTGGGCGTGGAGCACGCCTAGACGCCTACGGCAACATGTCCCGAGGACAAGTTCAACAGATCCTATCCGCGTTACAGGCGCACACTGACCGGCTCCAGAACGAAACGGTCAGGTCGAGGAAGCGGGCGAAAAGGACTGTACGATACTGGGCTACGCAAAGAGGGATATGGGAGATCAAAGGCCAAAGCATGTTGATGGCGTTGGTGGCGGTTAAAAGGAAGCCGCTCTACAGCAAGCGATACCCCTTCTACGAAATCTCCCGGAGGTTTGTCGGTGAGATATGGCCCGGCGAGTTCGACCGCGCGTTCGCCAAGGCGCTGGCGACGGCAAGATCCTAGGTTCTTCCGGCGGCATTCCATCGAGGGTATATTCGAATCCCTTTTGATATCTTGCTTCCGATTTTCCCAATTCCCATTTCGCTTCACATAGTTACGGAGGCCCCCTTGCCGGATCTTGTTTGGCACACCGAACAACGCAGGGTTTCGGAGTTGACGCCGTGGGAGAAGAACCCCCGCCGGATGACGAAGAAGCAAGCGGAAGGTTTGAAGAAATCTCTGTCCAAGTTCAACTTGATGTCGATCCCCGTTGTGGACCTGGACGGCCGCATCGTTTCCGGCCATCAGCGGGTAAACATCCTCAAACTGTTGGGCCGCGGGAACGAAACCATCGATATCCGGGTGCCGAATCGCAAACTATCCGAGGCGGAGTACCGGGAGGCGAACCTTCGGGAGAATAAGAACCTCGGCGAGTGGGACGAGGACCTGCTTGCCGCGATCGACGAGGAGTTGATGCAGGAAGTCGGCTTCAACGGGCTGGAGATAAACAACATCTTTGGGCTTGCACCGCCGCCGGAACGCGACAACGGGAAGGGAATAGCGACTTGCCCGGCGTGTGGGGCTGAACTATGAGTGATCCCCCGGTTGCCGAAGTCGATATCAACAGGCTGGCGAAGATTCTCAACGTCACGCCGAGGCGCATCCAGCAGCTCGTTCAGGAGGGAATGCCCAGGGCGGGCAAGGGGCGGTATCCGCTCGTAGCCTGCATCCACTGGTTCATTAAATTCTGGCAGGACCGGGCGGAAGGCCGGATCGCGGGGTGGGGGATCAACCAGAAGAAGGGCGGGGTGATCGCCGCGAAGGAACGGCTTACGAGAACACAGGCCGATATCGCGCAGATAGATTACGAGGAGCGTATCGGATCCATCCACAAAACCGAGGAGTGCCGCAGGTCGGCGTTTACCCTTGGCCGGGAGTTGCGGGACATGATCCTGATCGTCCCCGACCGAGTGGACGCGATCCTCGCCGCTGAGAACGACCGCGCGCGGGTCAACTCCACGTTGCGGCAGGAGCTCTCCCAGGTGCTCCATGAGTTCGCGGCAAATTGACGGTGCGGTCGCCTACGGAGGTTCGTTCCGGGAGGGCCTGAAGCCCGATCCCCTCCTGACCGTCTCGGAGTGGGCGGACAGGGAGCGAATCCTCCCGCCGGTGTCATCCGCCGAGCCGGGGCAGTGGCGCACCTCCCGCACGCCGTATTTACGGGAGATCATGGATTGCCTTTCTCCGTCTTCTCCGGTCCAGCGCGTGACCTTCATGAAGGGATCGCAGATCGGGGCGACGGAAAGCGGGAATAACTGGATCGGGTACGTCATCGCGATGGCGCCGGGGCCGATGCTGGCCGTCCAGCCGAACCTGGACATGGCGAAGCGGTTCTCGAAGCAGCGCGTTCAACCCACGATCCGGAATACCCCCGCGCTGCAAGGGAAGGTGAAAGACGCCCGGGTGCGGGATTCCGGGAACACAATTCTCGTCAAGCAGTTCCCCGGCGGGATCCTGGTCATCACCGGGGCGGAATCGGCAACAAGTTTGCGGTCTATGCCGGCGCGTTACCTGTTCATGGACGAGATCGACCCATACCCCGACGATTGCGGCGGGGAAGGCGACCCGTGCGGGCTGGCCGAGGCGCGTACGGCAACGTTCTCTTCCCGGAAGAAGATTTTCGAGACATCGACTCCAACGGAGGCGGGGCGGTCCCGGATCGAGAGGCGGTACGAATTATCCGACAAGCGTCGGTATTTCGTCCCCTGCCCGTTCTGCAAGGGTGAGCAGTGGCTCAAGTGGGGGCAGATCGTATTCGAGAAGGACGAGAAGTACCGGCTCACAAGTCCGGTCCGTTATAAGTGCGAGCATTGCGGCGAACCGATCGATGAGCGGTACAAGACCTGGATGCTCGAATCCGGGCGGTGGATCGCCGAGGCGCCTGGGCGCGGGAAGCCCGCGGGGTTTTTCCTCTCTTCCCTCTATTCGCCGCTCGGCTGGCTCTCATGGGACGCCATCGCGCAGGAGTTCCTGGACGCCAGGAAGACCCGGGACGTCTCCGCGCTGAAAGTATGGACGAATACGAAGCTCGCCGAAGTATGGGAAGAGGAAGGACTCGTCATCGACGACGGGACGCTCCTTTCCCGGCGCGAGAAGTACCCGGCCTCTATTCCGGCGGGCGGGCTCGTCCTCACGATCGGCGTCGACATTCAGGCAGACCGCATCGAGGCATCCGTCGACGCATGGGGCAAGCACGAGGAAAGCTGGCTGATCGAATACGCCATATTCCGCGGGAGTCCGGAAACAGACCTGAAGGTGTGGGAGGACCTGAGAATCCTCCTGGATCGCTCGTGGGATCAGGAGTTGGGCCTGTCCCTGCGGATCGCGGCGGGCTGCGTCGATTCGGGTCACGCGACCAGTCAGGTCTACAAGTTCGTCCGCAGTCTCGAGCATCGTCGCGTTTACGCGGTCAAGGGGCAGGGGGGCAAAGGACTCCCGGTCATCCGGATCTCCGAGAAGCGCAACAAGGCCGGGATCAAACTGGGGCTGGTCGGCGTGGATACCTGCAAGTCGTTGATCTATTCCAGGGTAATGCTTCCCGACTTCGGCCCGGGATACATGCATTTCCCCATGTCGGTCGGTGAGGACTACTTCTCCGGGTTGACTGCGGAGAAGCGAGTCATCCGGAAGGTGCGCGGGAAGGAAATCGAGGAGTGGGTAAAGGTCCGCGCGCGGAATGAACCACTGGATTGTTTCGTGTATTCGCACGCTGCGCTGGACCTACTGAAGATCCGGGATTGGGACCGGCTGGCGTCGAACATCGAGCGGCAGGTGGAAAAAGAAAAACCAGGGAAAGAAGAAGAGGGACCGAAGACGCAAGGCACAGAGATGCCGGTTCCTATGCGTGTGCCCCGAAAGGGTTGGTCCGCAACCAAGTGGTAAGGAGCGCCGATGAATATTCCGAGCACGATCACCGCGGGAGATACCATCGCCTGGACAGACTCCCTCGCCGATTATCCAGCGACGACGTGGACGCTGAAGTATTCGCTTTGGAAGTATGGCCAGGCCGTCATCGGCATCACGGCATCGGCTTCAGGATCCGATCATGCCGTATCGGTCGCCCCCGCCGTGTCGACCGCCTATGCCGCCGGGGACTGGCAGTGGACCGCCTACGTCGAGAAGGGATCCGGCGGGACGCTGGAGCGGTACACGGTCGCGACGGGGAGGGTGACGATCAAGCCGAATGTCGCGGCGGCATCTTCCTCGGCGGACTTTCGGTCGCACGCGGAGAAGATGCTCACCGGCATCGAGGCCACCTTGCAGGGTCGCGCCACCCGCGCCGAGATGTCCCTCACCATCAACGGGAAGGCGATCCAGTATCTGAAGCCGGATGAACTGGAGCGGTGGCGGTCTATCTACCGGCGGGTCGTTAGTAAGGAGAAAGGCGAGAGTTCCATCGTCGGAATCCAATTCGGGAGCGCGTGATGGGATTTCTTGAACGCCTGCGATTCGTTCTCCAGGGTTCTCCGGGACCGCCCCGCCGTCGTGCCTATGCAGCGGCGAAGATGGGACGCCTTACCGCGGACTGGATCACCGGGGCTACATCCATCGATCAGGACATACGATCCGGACTCGTCAAGGTTCGTTCCCGGGCCAGGGATCTTTCGCAGAACAACGAATACGTCAGGGCCTATCTCCGTGCGGTTCGAAAGAACGTCGTCGGCAGCGAGGGATTCAAGCTCCAGGTGAAGGCGACGAACTATATTGACGGGAAGCCCACGCCCGACCGACTCGCAAATTCGATCCTGGAGAACGCCTTTTACGATTGGGGTCAGCCCCGTACCGCCACGGTCACGGGCCAGCTCTCTTTCCGGAAGGCGCAGGAGGTCATCGTCGAGACGGTGGCGCGGGACGGGGAAGCGTTCGTTCGGCTTGTCCGGGGGCAGAACGTCAACAAATACGCCTTCTCTCTTCAGCTTGTTGAGCCGGACTGGATCGACGAGAAATACAGCACGGAACTCCCGAATGGGAACGTCGTCCGGATGGGTGTCGAGACCGACGCGTGGCGGCGACCCGTGGCGTACCACGTAAGCCAGCGACCAAAGGGAGTCGATGTTTACGGGTACATCGTTCCCTCAGGCCCCCGAACGATCGTTCCGGCCTCAGACATGATCCACGTCTTCGACCCTGAGCGCGCGGACCAGACCCGCGGCGTATCGTGGATGGCTCCCGCGATGCTGTCGCTTCACGACCTGAAGGGGTACGTGGAGGGCGCGATCATCAACGCCCGGGCAGGTGCGAACAAGCTCGGATTCTTCCGTAACTCTTCCGGGGACGGAGACAGCTACGAGGGCGACGCGGTCGATGCATCGGGTAACAAGACCATCACGTGCGAGCCGGGGACCTTCGAGGACATCGGAGACAAGGAGTTTCAGGGTTTCGATCCTAAATACCCGGAGGCGCAGTTTGATCCATTCGTGAAATCGATCCTGCGCGGGATCTCGTCCGGCCTTGGCGTTTCCTTTTCGTCGCTCTCCAACGATCTGACGGAGGTCAATTTCTCCTCGATCCGCGCTGGACTCCTGGAGGAACGGGAAACATGGAAAAGCCTTCAGTCGTGGTTCATAGAGATGTTCATGAACCGCGTCTATTCCGAGTGGCTTTACATGTCCCTCTTGACCGGAGCGGTGAACCTTCCGAAGGCGAAATACGACAAGTTCAACTCTCCGGTGTGGGTCGGCAGGCGGTGGGGATGGGTGAAACCGCTAGAGGAAGTGAAGGCGTACCAGGAGGCGGTGAAGTCCGGGTTCAAGAGTGCCACTCAGGTGGTGGCGGAGAACGGCGGGGACATCGAGGAACTGTACCAGGAACTCAAGGCGGAGAAGGAGCTCGCGGCGGAGTACGGGCTTGAACTCGAATACGGAGGAAAGAGCGATGGAAATCAAGGAACTGATGGGGATCTTGAAGAAGGACCCTCCGAAGAGGACGTTCAGCCTCGACCGGGCGACGGTAAAGGCAACGGAAAGGACGGTCGATCTCGCCTTCTCGTCTGAGCTTCCGTACGTTCGCTGGTGGGGGATCGAGATTCTCGATCACTCCAGGAAGGCGATGCGGATGGACCGGGCGAAGATGGGCATCCCGCTCCTGTTCAACCATAACCGCGACGAGCACCTGGGCATCATGGAGGAATGCCGTTGCGACGACGACAAGATGGGCCGAGGCACGGCCAGATTCTCCCGCTCCCCCGCCGCCACGGAGAGGTTCCAGGACGTGGAGGACGGAATCCTCAAGGACGTGTCCGTGGGCTACGAGATCCACTTCATGAAGGAAGTTGCCCCGAAAGAAATGACTCCTGAACTGATGGAGATGGCGGCTCTGGAAAAGCTGCCGGTCTATCGGATCACGGATTGGGAGCCTTATGAATGCTCATTTGTCACGGTCCCTGCGGACCCGACGGTCGGCGTCGGGCGAACCGCCGGGGGTGTGAAGGGGCAGGAGGAAGGCGAGAGGAAAGTTCCACTGGAAATCAGCGCAGCAATCATCGAAACGGAGGAAAGGAAAATGCCCGAGACCAGGACGATCGAGGAAGTCGAGAAGGAAATGAAGGCGGACCGCGACAAGGCGGCCGACGATGCAACCCAGAAGGAACGGGCGCGTATGAAGGAGATCCGCGAGTTGGCCAACCGCCACAACCTTCCCGCCCGCATCGTGGACATGGCGGAGGTGCAGGGGACGACCATCGAGCAGTTCCGCGGCATCGTCCTCAACCGCATCAACGACGGGACCGGGTCCAAGCCCCTGTATACGCCGTTGGGGGAGATCGGGCTCACGAGCAACGAGGCGCAGCGGTACAGCATCCTCCGGGCGATCCGGGCCGCGACGACCAAGGACTGGCGGGACGCGGGATTCGAGAAGGAGTGCTCCGACACGGTCGCGAAGCAGGTGGGGGCGGAGTCGCGGTCCTTCTACCTGCCATACGACATCATGACCGCGCCTCGCAACAAGCGCGACATGAACATCACCACCGACACGGCCGGCGGGTTCCTCGTCGGCACGCAGCACATGGCCGGGTCGTTCATCGAGCTGCTCCGGTCGAAGCTCGTCGCCGCCGCCGCCGGTGTGCAGATCATGTCCGGCCTCGTCGGCAACGTTGCCATCCCGAAGGAGACCGCGGACCCGACCGGGTACTGGATCGAGACGGAAGGCAACCCCCCGACGGAGAGCCAGGGGACCGTCGGCCAGGTGACGCTCTCCCTGAAGAACGTCGCCGCCTGGGTGGACATCACCCGGAACCTGATGAAGCAGTCGGCGCCGGGTGATG